TTGCTGCTGCGACCCCTGCTATCCCCTACGCCAGCGTGACTGAGCAAGAGGTGCTGGATTGGTGCTGGGCTAACGGCATTGACAAGGACGCAACGGAAGCTAACCTTGCTGCCAACATTGCTCTGCAAAAAAACCCCGTAACTGCTGCTGGAGTACCTTGGTAATGGAAAAAATAACTTTGTCGGTAAATTTGGTTAACGCTGTGCTTCAGTATTTGGGCACGCAACCCTATCAAAATGTCTATCAATTGGTAGAGGCCATGCAAAAAGAGGCTAAACAACAAGCCGAAGTTAAAGAGCCGGAATGATTACAACTTGGAAAATTCTTGATATTTCCGTGGAAGGCGAGGCAATAACCCACGCCAAGTATCACGTTTTGGCTACTGATGACACAAATACAGTAGAAACCGAAGGAAATTGGGAGTTTGACAAGTTCAGCGTAAAAACGCCTTACGCAGAAGTTACCGAAAATCAGGTGATTTCATGGATAAAAGAAGGCGCAACCCAATACGGGCAAAATGTAATAGAATCACGGTTAGAGGAACAATTGGCGCTTCTTGGTAAGACGAAATCTGTTGTGCCTCCCTGGAAACCGCCTGTGTTTACCTTGGAGCAACAATGGCACAGCCAATCGACATAGTTTCTAGATCGTTAAAAGACATCGGCGCATTAGAGGCGGGTGAAACGCCTACGCCTGATGCGGCGCAAGATGCGTTTGATATGCTTAACGATATGTTAGATCAATGGTCTAACGAAGACATGATGGTCTACAACTTCACGGAAATCATTTTTCCCGTGGTTGGTGGACAAACCCAATACACAATCGGGCCAGGCGGCTCAGTCGGAGCGACTTTTACCGGCTCAATATCAGGCAATGTCCTGACAATCACCGCCATTTCGTCAGGCGCTGTCACGTTAAACCAAACCCTAACCGGCACAGGAATTACGCCAGGAACAACTATTGTGTCGTTTATTGGCGGGGCTGGTGGCAATGTATTAGAGACGGGAACGTATCAAGTAAACATTTCCCAATCGGTAGCCAGCACGACAATTACGGGCTACTACCAAAAGCCATTGCGGGTAAATTCTGCCTATGTGCGGATTAACACCACGTCTAACGGACAACCAATTTACGGCGGTGGCCTTGACTATCCCGTAGCCGTTCTGACTCTAGACGACTATTCCATGATTGGCCTAAAGTCTCTAAATGGCCCTTGGCCTAAAGCCTTGTACTACAACCCTGGCGATACTTTAGGCAATTTGAGTGTTTGGCCTAACCCAGCGCAAGGCGAAATGCATTTGTTTACGGACACTATCTTTGCCCGTTTTACAACCATGTATGACATCATGCGTATCCCACAAGGATATGTAAACGCCTTGCGCTGGTGTTTAGCTGAACGTCTAATGCCAATGTACGGCAAAGCATCTCCCGTGCAAATTAGCATGATTCAGAAATTTGCAGGCGAAGCAAAAGCCACAATCAAACGTACAAATATGCGTCCGCAAATGGTTTCTCGATATGCGGATGCGCTGCTTACGGGGCGGTCAAAAGATGCTGGTTGGATTTTGACCGGCGGCTTTTTGCGCTAAAGGATAAAAATGCCCGAATTTGGTTTTGTTGGCCCAAGTTACGAAGCACCTTCGATCTACCAAGACGCGCAGGAGTGTATAAATTTCTTTCCGGAAATTGACCCACTCAAGCAACCTGGTGTTCGCGGGGTGGTTGCGCTTTATCCAACGCCAGGGCTAACCCTACAAGCAGTCTTAAACAACGCCGAAGTGCGCGGTATGCGTACCTTGTCAGGCGGCAGTCAAATGGTTGTAGTCTGCGGGCCTTACGTTTACGTCTTTACGTCTAACCTAAGTGCAACCGTTGTAGGTATCCTTAATTCGTCATCGGGTAGGGTGGGAATATCTGACAACGGAATAAACGCTTACATTGTTGATGGTGCGTATCGGTACACATGGCGCATTTCTAGCCCTGCAAACGCCGTTTTTACGGGTTCTATTAGCGGAACTACCCTAACTGTTACAAACGTCAGCAGTGGCACAATTACGGCTAACCAAAGCCTTACTGGTATTGGCATAACGGCAGAGACTGTGATTACCGCATTGGGTTCGGGTTCGGGTGGTGTTGGCACTTACACCATTAACCTAAGTCAGACTGTGGCGGCAGAGCCTATGACTTCGGCTGCTGTAGGTGCTAGATATACGGCAACTGTATCTACCACCACCATGACCGTATCTGCGATGGCCTCGGGCACTATTTACCTTGGTCAAACAGTACAAGGCGCAGGCGTTACCGCAGGGACTATTGTTACCGCCTTTGGCACTGGTTCTGGTGGAGCGGGTACTTACACCATTAGTTCGTCTTTGACTATTGCTGTTGGTCAGACAATGTACGGTCTTAACTTTAGCATTTTGCCTAGTTCGGATGGCGCTTTTAGTGGCGGTACATCGGTGGACATCATTGACAATTATTTTGTCTACAACAACCCAGGCACACAGCAATGGGGTTCTTCTGACCTATTAAGCACGATTTCATCGTCTACAAGCTATGCATTTAAAGATGGTGCGCCTGATAAGTTAGTGGCTTTGATTGTTGACCACCGCGAAGTTTATTTGATGGGTGAGGCATCCTCTGAAGTGTGGAGCGATGTGGGCGCAGTGCCTTTTCCTTTCCAACGTATTCCAGGCACGTCTACCCAGCACGGCATTGCAGCCCAATTTTCTGTTGCGCGTTTAGGTAATTCTTTTGCTTATGTATCTCGGAACAACCGAGGTCGAGCGCAAATTATGCAAATGAATGGTTACATCCCTCAAAGGATTTCTAACCATGCTGTTGAGAATACGCTTACCAATCAATACATTGATGACGCTATTTCGTTTACGTATCAGTTAGAAGGTCATGAAGTTTACGTTACGTCCTTCCCAACATTAAATTTGACATGGGCGTATGATTTAACTACAGGAATGTGGCACAAGTGGCTTTCTATGGCCTCTGATGGGTCTTACCAACGGCATAGAAGCAATTGTTCTGCTTCGTTTCAAGGTTTAGTTTTGGTGGGCGACTATCAGAACGGAAAACTGTATTCTTTAGACAAACAGAACTACACCGACAACGGTACAAACGTACGCAGGCTGCGCCGCGCTCCTCATTTGGTAACTGATTTTCAACGTCAATACTTTGAAGAATTGCAGATTCAGTTTCAACCAGGCGTAGGAACTACAGGTTTATCAACAGTAAGCGTAAATTTTTACCTTGGCAATCCGTATGTTATTGCGCCTACGCAAATTCTTACCATTGCGCCATTGCAAACTTACATTATTGGCACGGCTAACGCTATCAATTATTCATCGGTTACGACTAACCCTCAAGCAATGCTGCGCTGGTCTAATGATGGCGGTTCTACTTGGTCGCGGGAATACTGGACAAGCATTGGTCAATTAGGCAAATACAAAAACCGCGCTATATGGCGGCGTTTAGGTACGGCGCGTGATCGAGTGTTTGAGGTATCTATTAGCGACCCTGTAAACGCTGTGATTATTTCTGCAAATCTTAAAGCCACAAATGGAGATAGTTAATGGCACTGTCTAACACACAACAAATTAATCCGTATCCACAAGCACCATTTTTGGATACAAACACAAATCGCCCGTCACGTGCATGGCAGCAATTTTTCCTTAATTTGTTGAATTTTTCTAGTGCTACAACGGCTACCGCTGGGTCTGCTACGTTGCCCGCTAACCCTGTTGGGTTTATAAATGTCACCGTTAATGGTAACGCTTATAAAATCCCATACTACAACGTCTAAGGATTAATCATGCCAGGCCCAGGAATAGATCGTTCTATCAAATCTACAACTCCAGTTTCTTCAATTGATAAATTTGGAAATGTAATTAACGCGCCCGTTTCAATTGACCCGTCAAAAGGAAAAATTGAAGCGCCTAAATCTCAGGAAATTCTTGATCTTGAAAAACAATTAGGGCGTGAACTTGAGCCTATTTATGCTACAAGTGAAATTCAACGTGGTAGCGGTGCAACACAAACAGTAGAGTACGGCCCACCTGTAGGCTATCGTTACGACAATGGACAAAGCCAATACGTTAATTTTGATACTAGCGGACAACAAACTGGCATTCGTGAAAGATCAAATTTAGGTACATTGGTAAGAGACCTTGCACCTTTAGCACTAACGGCAATCGGTGCTAATTTCTTAGCGCCTGCCCTTGGTGAATTGTTTGGTGCAGAAGCTGGAACATCTTTGGGAACAGGAACAGGCGCTATAAATGAAGCTGTCGCATCAGGGATGTCGCCTGGTTCTTTTGGTGCAACAGCATTGCCAGGCTCGTTAACTCCAGCGCAAATAGCAGCGGCAGAAGGAATTTCTACTTTAGGTGGAGCAACAACAGAATTAGCTGGTCTTGGAGCTGCTGGAACAACTAATGCTATTTCTGGTGTACCAGAAATTGGAGGAGGTTTAACTACTGGTGGTGCTGGTGCTGTTGAAATGGGAACTGGAACAGGATTAACTAATGCTGGGTTAAGCACCGGTACAGGTTTAGGTACTGCTGAATTAGGAACTGGTACAGGGTTAAGCACTGGTACAGGTTTAGGTGCTGCTGAAATGGGTGGTGGTACAGGATTAACTACTGCATTAAGTACAAGCCCTGTCGCTGGCAGCGCATTAACAGCAGGAAATGTTGGATTAGCTGAAATGGGTGGAGGAACAGGTTTAACTGCACTTTCAAATATGGGTGCTGCGGCTAATGCTCCATTAACTGCCGCAGGAACTGGACTTGCTTCAATGGGAGGTGGTACTGGTCTTACAACTCCTGCCGCTGGAGGTGGTACTGTTGGTGCTAGTGGCGTTACTCCTGCTGGTGGTACAACAGTTGGAAGTACGGGTGTTACTTCTGGAGGAACGACTAGCACAACAGGAACGACTGGCACAACTGGCGTACCTGCAACTACTGGAACTACTGATACGTCTGCATTGACAAATAATCCAAGTTTGTTAAAACAATTGCAAGATGCTACCGGCCTTACTGGAACACAACTTGCAGCATTGTTATCAGGCGGCGTAAATGCAGCTACGGCATTAAATACGTCTAATGCCATAGGTGAAGGTCTAAAAGCCCAGCAAGCCGCTACAGCATCATCTCAAGGTGTTTTGAAAGACATCTACGGACAACAATTAGGTTTTCAAAAACCTTATCAAGCTACTGGTACAAATGCGCTTAACCAACTTGGTCAACTTGGCACTGGTCAATATCAACAATATGATGCATCAGGACAGCCCACCACAATGGGTACTGGTTCGGGTTACTTAACTCACCAATTTGATAAAAACGATCTTGCCGCAGGACTAGCGCCTAACTATGATTTCATGCTCCAACAAGGGCAAATGGCTAACCAGCGTGCGGCTAACGTAGGTGGTGGAGCATTGTCAGGCAATACGTTGCAAGGCTTGCAAAACTATACACAAAACTACGCTGGCAATGCGTATCAAAACGCATTTCAAAATTACCAAACACAACGTAACAACATTTACAACAACCTGTCAAACATGGCGGGAATTGGTCAAACCGCAAACACTGCCGCGCAAGCAGCGGGAACGTCTTATGGAACAGGCATTACAGGGTTGAACACCGGACTTGCAAACGCTACGGCGGCTGCTATGCTTGGACAGGCACAAGCTGCTGGCGGTGGTGCTAACTCTGCGGCTAATGCTACATTCCTTGCAGCATTGCTTGGTCAGAAATAAGGATTAAACATGGCAGACTTTTTTACCGGCTACACCAACCCTGTCCAGCAGACTTCGCTGGCAGATATGATGAACTTGGCATCGGGTGTGCAGAACTATAAACAAGCGCAGCAAATGAATCCGTTAGCTTTGCAAGCCAAGCAAATGGAGTTACAACAGGCGCAGCAGTTAAATCCGCTTGCTGTTCAAAGAGCAATGGCTGAATTGCAAGGTGCACAAGCAAATGCTAATGTTGCTACTGGAACGGAAAAACCACGAATTACAGTTGCAGAAGCACAAGCCTCTGGTGCATTAAGCGAAGCTGACATAAAAAAACTGCAAAAAATAAATTCATTTCATTCAAACGCAGCACGTCAATTGCTTGGTCTTGCAACTAAAGAAGATTTAACAGCGCAAGATATTGCAGATTCCATGACTAAAACGCTAAAAGATAGTGGCGCAAGTGATGATGCTGTAAAACAATCTATGGCTCAAATTCCTAAAGGCGGCACGCCTGCTGAACTTCGTTTATGGGTTGGTCGCAATGGTCTAAATTCTTTAGAAGCATCTGGTCAACTTGAAAAACTATATCCTTCAACTCAAGCAATTTCTACTGGTGCTGCAACTGTACCAATGACATCAGGCGGCGCACTTGCGGTACAAGCGCCAGGGCAACAAATGGGTAAAGGTATAGAAACTCAATTGCCTCCAACTACAACGGTTGCAGGGCCATCTGGTGAAACTACTTACCTTGGCCCACAATCTCAAAGACCAGCAGGGCCAGTGCAGGCTGGAGTTGGCCCTGCTACTACCAATTTGCAAGCTAACTTAGGCACAACATTGGGCGGCGAGTGGGCATCTACTTCACAAAAAGCTAGTGAAGCACCGCAAAAAATTGCTCTTTATCAAAACATTAAAAAACTTATTCCCGAATCATACACAGGCGCATTGGCAGAAAAAAAACAATTTGCCGCTAATCTTGCTCAATCGTTTGGAATTCCTTACAACATTTTGGAAAGTTCTTCTACAGACGAATTGGCAAAAAACACAAAATTGTTACAACTTGCAGGCGGCAATACGGATGCTGCACGTGGTCTTGCTGAATTGGCTAGTCCTAACACCAAAATGACAAAAGAAGGTATGTTGCGCGTAACTAACCAATTGATTGGTCAAGAATCATTTAACGCAGCAAAGGCTAATTTTTTGCAAAATGCTATTGGCAATCCTACTAGCTATCAAAACAAACTTTTACAATGGAACAACACTGCTGACCCACGTTTCTTCCAAGAAATGTCACAAGCAGACGCGCAAAAGATGATGCAAGCAATGAGTCCTGCGGAACTTGCTGCATTGCGTCAAAAACGTGCAATGGCTAAACAACTTGGGATTATTCAATAATGCCTACCTTTGCCGATTTCCTTGAGCCTGCAACTAAAGTGGCGCCAAGCGATCAACAGTCAAAAGACGTTGACCGTGCAAACATATTGCAAGCTGAATTTGCAAAAGCAAAGGCGCGTTTAGCTGGTGGCGATGCGTCTGCCCAAGGTGATGTAGCCTCATTAACCCGTGAATTAGGGCGAATGAAATTAACGCCTGATGCTTCTGTTGCTCCTCAAACTGGGACATTTGCTGATTTTCTTGGTTCAGAAATGCAGCCTACTGGCGGCAGTGGTCGAGGCGGTCAAGGTGGGCCAACAACAACAGAATTACAGTCTTACAAGCCGCCTATGGGGCCGGTTGCCCAAGCATTCCAACGTGCCTTGCAACTTAAACAACGTGCGCCTGGCGAAACCGCCGCCGTGCTTGATGTAGTTGGAAACATTCCTTCTGCTGTTGCGGGAACTGTTGGATACGGTGCTGGTCGTTTGTTTGGCCTCAATCCAGAGGAAGCTACGGCAGCGGCTGCGCCTGTATCTCAAGCACTAGCTAACCCATTTGGTCGCCTTACGGGAACGGTAGAAACGCCAGGTTATCAAGGTTCATTGCCAACGGTAGCACAGCAAGCATTAGGTGGTGTTGTTTCTCAAGGGGCACAAGCATTAGGTCAACGTACCGGCATTAGCCCAACTGACATTGAACAAGGTGTTTCTGCGGCAATGATGGCTTTGCCTGCTGGTATTAAGCCTGCTAAAGCTGGAATTGCCAAGATTAAAGCGGCTTTGCCTGAGTACACGGTTGAAGTCGGAACGCCTGGAACGGCTGGTAGTGTGGGCGCTGCGGCAGTACCAACTGAAACCACTATTAAAGCGGCATTGGCAAGCGCAAGCCCTGATCTGCAAAAAGCAGTAAGCAACATACCGCCAAACAAAGTTAATGTGCCTGTCTTGCAACGACACATTGAGGCAGATTCTTTGCCCGAGCCGGTGCGCCTGACCAATGGACAAGCTACGGGTGATGTTAGCCAATTGTCAATGGAACAAAATCGCAGGGGAGCAGACCCAGAATTAGCTGCACGTTTCAATGAACAAAACGGTCAATTGGTTAAAAACCTTGATGCAATTCGTGAAACTGCTGCGCCTGATGCCTATGGCACAAAGACCATAGAAAACAGCGATTCATTGATTGATACTTATAAAAAGTTAGACGCAGAGCGTAACGCAAGCATTAACCAAAAATATCAAGCCTTGCGTGATGCTGCTGGTGGTGACTTCCCAATTGATGCGCCTGCTTTGTTAGATAACGTTAAAGCATCATTGAAAAAACAACTGCTATCTAATGATGCGCCTGTAAGCCAAATGGCAGAACTTAGCAGGATGGCGGCTGAAAAATCTATGTCTTTTGAGGACTATTTAAGCCTGCGTAGAAACCTTGGTCAAATTGCACGCACTAGCACGGATGGTACAACTCGCACCGCTGCTAGTTTAATGATTCAAGAACTTGAGAATCTTCCTTTACAAGAAGGCGCAAAGCAACTTAAACCATTGGCAGACGAGGCTAGAAATGCTGCTAAATCACGTTTTCAAATGCTTGAAAAAGACCCTGCTTACAAAGCTGCGGTAGAAGATAGCGTTGCACCTGATAAATTTATTGATAAATTTGTTGTTAACGGTACGCGAGATAACGTGCAATCCATGATTGACCAGTTAGGACGTGATTCTGTAGCACACCAACACATGAGCGCTGGAACGCTTAACTGGCTGCGTGAAAAAGCGGTGGACAGTTCGGGTAACTTTTCGCAAGCGGCGTTTAACAAAGCACTTAATCAATTGGACAAATCGCAAAAGCTAAACCTTGTGTTTAACCCTGATGCATCTTCTACGCTAAAAACATTGGGCAATGTGGCTCAATACACTCAGGCACAGCCTAAAGGTAGCTTTGTAAACAACTCTAATACTTTGGTAGGTGCAATGGCTGAACGCGCTGCTGGCGGTTTAGAAGCTGCTGCAAACGCTGTTGGAGGTGGTAAATTTGGAGTTCCTGTTGGCAGCATAATTCGCGGACAAGTACAAAAATTTAAGGCGGCAAAGGAAACAAAAAAAGCACTTGAGCCTGCGGCTGGCGTTACATCATTAAAGGACATAGGAAAATGAGCGTTAATCTTTCACCCATAGGTAACGGATTCCAATTCTTTACCACCACCGGCATTCCTCTTAACGGGGGATACATCTATACCTACGCTGCGGGCACTACAACGCCTACAGCGACTTATACAAGTTCTGCGGGTACATCATCTAACACTAATCCTATCCAGCTAGGCACGGATGGACGCCCACCGAATGAAATATGGCTTACATCGGGAACTAACTACAAGTTTGTCCTGGCTGATTCAAGCAACAATGTTATTCAGACTTACGACAACCTGTATGGCATTCTTGGAACAGCGGCTGCGGTCACTGCTGTGCCATCGGGCGGCATTATCATGTGGTCAGGCTCTATCAGTTCTGTGCCCTCTGGTTACTATCTTTGCGATGGTTCTAACGGCACGCCTAACCTTAAAGATTCTTTTGTGGTCGGCGCTGGCAACACCTACGCAGTGGGTAATACAGGCGGATTCACATCTTCTGTAACCAGCAACGTAGGCACAAACCTTCCCACCTACTATGCACTAGCTTTTATACAAAAATCATGAACTCGCCTGAAATTGACCCTGTTAAATATGGTGTTCTGTGGCAAAAAGTGCAGGACTATGAACGCCGATTTGATGAAATGTCTGCCAAGATTGACAAGTTAGAAACCAACATTGACAAACTTGTTGAAATAGCAAATCAGGGCAAAGGTTCGTTTTACGCTGGCATGGTTATGGTTTCTTTTATTGGCAGCGTATTGGGCTATCTAAGCCATTCAGTAGGAAAAAGCTAATGTATGCGCTGGGCCGTACTTTTGTTGATGCTGGTAACAATATCGGCGGCTCAAGACAAGTTGATTTTGAACGCGCCATTGCCACCATTAAAGCTGCCGCCTAAGTCAACTTGCGCGGTGCAAGAGTTGTATGTTATAGCCTGGTCAACTCATGACCCAATAGAACGCCATAAGGCTATGTTGGCATGGTTAGATAAGTCAAAGTGTAGCGTGGATGACTACACGCTTATATGGAACAATTTGCCCGAGTGGGCTGGTACTTCAGATAGCCCTGCTTTGCGGGGAAAGATTATGGAAAAAGCAAAATGAACGATAAAGACAAGTTGGTTTCTGTCGTAACTTACATGGTTACCGCGACACTTTGCATTGTTGTTTTGTCGTTGATAGGCGCTTTGATACACGGCTTGTTTGTTCGTGAAGTGGACAACAAAGCAATTTTTGAAATCATATCCCCAGCTTTTCAGACCATTATTGGTGGCTTGATTGGTTGGCTTTCCGGCCTTAAAGTAGGCTCACACATTGAAGAAGAAAAAAATGGCCCTTGACCCTGTATCTGCATTGTTAGACATTGGCGGCAAAGTTTTAGATCGAGTTTTTCCTGACCCTGCCCAACAAGCCGCAGCCAAACTTGAATTGATGAAGCTCCAGCAGTCGGGTGAGTTAGCCCAGCTTGCCGGACAAATGGACATCAATAAGATTGAAGCTGCAAGCTCTAGCGTCTTTGTATCCGGTTGGCGTCCTAGCATTGGCTGGGTATGCAGTGCAGGATTTGCTGTGCAGTTTGTTGTTGGCCCATTAGCTGAATGGGGTTCTGCTTTGGCAGGACATCCTGTAAAGTTTCCCACAATGGACACCGGCACAATGATGCCTTTGTTGTTGGGTATGCTTGGTTTAGGTGGTATGCGTACTGCTGAAAAAATGCAAGGTGTGGCCTCAAAGTGAACTTAACTGAACACTTTACCCTTGAAGAACTAACTGTTACCGACCACCGGCAGTTTGACAATACGCCAAACGCTGAAGAAAAAGCAAACCTAGTTAGAGTGGCAGGGATGCTAGAACAGGTCAAGGTCGCCATTGGTGGCAAACCTGTAATGGTTAACTCTGCCTTCAGGTGTAAACAGGTCAATGATGCCGTAGGAAGCAAGGATACAAGTCAACATCGAGTTGGTTGTGCTGCTGATATCCGAGTACCAGGCATGACTCCAGACCAAGTAGTTAAAGCAATCATTGCTGCCAAATTGCCTTTTGACCAATTGATTCGTGAGTTTGATAGCTGGACTCACATCAGCGTAACTAACGATCTAAAGGGCAAGCCTCGCAATCAAGTTTTAATCATTGATAAGCAGGGAACTAGGCTTTATTCATAAAAACTTATTTATGCAATGAAAATCGGTTATAAACCCAAATCAACTCTGAAGGTTTTATATGCCAAAGGAAGCGTGTTCCGAGGATGTTTTTATAGAACTATGGAATGAACATCGTTCTGCAAAAAAAGTTTCGGAAATTATTGGGATAAGTGAACGTAGAGTAAATAATAGGCGTAGAACTATAGAGAAAAAAAGAAACATTGTTCTTCAAGCAAATGATATTCGAGGTCTTAAATACCAAAAAGATTACACCACCGTACCACACAATGTCCGTACAAACCTTGGATTACTCAATGGGCAAGTAATCGTTTTTAGTGATGCACACTTTTGGCCTGGCATCCGATCTACAGCTTTTAAAGGTCTTTTGTGGGCTATTCAAGAATTTAAACCCCGTGCGGTTATCAATAACGGCGATGCGTTTGATGGTGCATCCATATCACGATTTCCACGCATTGGATGGGATAGCAAGCCTAGTCTGATTGGCGAACTAAAAGCGTGTGAAGCTAGTCTTGAGGAAATAGAGACAGCAGCCAAGGAAGGCAATCGTCAATGCAAGCTGATCTGGACTCTTGGGAATCATGACGCGCGTTTTGAGAATACGTTGGCGAATCGTGTACCGGAATTTGCACACATAAAAGGCTTTACGCTTAAAGATCATTTTCAAGCGTGGACGCCAGCCTGGTCTTGCTGGGCGACTGATGATGTAGTAATTAAACATCGCTGGAAAGGTGGAATACACGCAGTTTATAACAACTCGGTAATGTCCGGCAAGTCATACGTCACAGGACACCTTCACAGCCTCAAGGTGGCCCCTTTTAGCGACCTTAACGGCACTAGGTATGGCGTAGACACAGGAACGCTTGCAGACCCTGTAGGCCCGCAATTCATTGATTACCTAGAAGACAACCCTACTAATTGGCGAAGTGGCTTTGCTATTCTCACAATATGGAAAGGCCATTTGCTACAACCCGAACTTGTACAGGTGTTTGACAAAGACCACGTTGAGTTCCGTGGAAACGTCATAAACGTGTCCAAGTTTTAGTCATTTGTTTAGGATAAGATGTTTTTGTAGCGCCGTGCTACGATAATTTTTGGAGCAAATTATGGAATTTACATTGACAATGGATTTTGGTTTTGGCGAGCAAGTTAAGTTTTCTACAGATGCATTGTGGAAAGCCGTTGCTGTCGCAGGTTTTGTAGAACGCTTAGAAGAGTTTGATGAAGGCGATGAGTTTATTGAAGACGAGTTTGCTGAAGAAGAGTACGTGTACGACGACGAAGGCGTAGCCTACTGGTACGACGAAGAGAACGAAGTTTGGTACGCATACGATGAAGAGTCTGACGACTGGTACGAATGCGAAGAAGTTGAAGAAGTTGAAGAAGCTGAATAATTGGGTACGATCAAGCCCAATTTGGGGAGGGTATGTGCCCTTCCCTTTTTTTATGGTTTTGGGCAATCCTCCGGCACATTGACCGCTACATAAACCGGCGTTATGGCTTTCTTAGCTGGTATTACCCATCTATCAATGTAAACATCCGGCATAGCATCTAAAGACTTTTTGATTGAATTAGGGCTAATGTTTGTAATGTTGCAAATTTGGCTTTTAGTCAATCCGTCTTCATGTTTTAATAAAGTGTCACGGATTAATTGATGTCTTGATTTTCTCATTTTGTATAAAAATAATAATGTTTTTAATTTCGTCAATTGCAACAAAACATTGTGTAATTGCTTTGTTCGATTTGTCTTCTAACATTAAGTTATAAACATTTTTAAGTGCTTTTTCTGCCATCATGCAGGGATAAGCGTAATCTCTAATTTTTTCTATTTTCATGAATCACCTCTGCTAGAAAAAACATCAATAATCTCGGTTGAGATACGTTGCAGTGTAACTGCATCACCTACATCGTGCTTTTCGTTTACGCGTAGCAAGCGTTGTATTTCTCTGAGTGTTAACCACGCTTCTTCAGCATGAATTGCATCAAGCACTTCAAATTTTTCTTCAAGTTGGATTGTTACTTTCATGTGTTCTTCTCCAATAATTAGTTTGTCCTTTGCCGCCGATTTCTTTGATGCATAGCCTGGCATCATTTCCCCCAAAATGCAAAAGCAATCATTGTTAAACCAGCTACCACAAATATAAAAGCAATCAAGCCTTTGAATGTTGCAGCAAAATCATCTATTGGGTCTTGGTAGATCGTTTCTTTGTTATACGTTTCGTTAATTCGTTTGATGTCTTCTTCAGTCATTTGGCACGCTCCTTGAGCATTGCATCTGCCATTTGATAAGAGGCACCTGCCCACTCGTCAAAGGTAAAACTGTCTCGGTCATCACCATTCAAATAAGACTGCAACGCCATCCCCGCAAAGTGGTCACGCAAAGTCATGTCCCTCGCATAGCCGCTGGTCTTGCTGTGCCAATTGGTGTAATGCTTGGCAATCGTTGCATTAATCGTTCCATCAATCGTTGCATCTTTCATTTGTATTCCTCCATGCGTTTATTCAAACGCTCTATACGGCCCATATTTAAGTCAAGAACGGCCTGGGCATACTCTACTGCTGCTTCTGCCTCCAAGCGGTCTAAATGGGCCTGTGCAAGCTCTCGCTGAATAACTTCTGCTGGCGTCAAATCGCGGTAGTAATCTTTCAAAAATTTAAGAAATCGCATACCATTCCCTTTCCGCACGTTTAGCCATAGACTTTACTGTTTTACCTGTCAAACCTACCAAACCATCACGCTCCATTTCGGGCAATCGCCTAGCGACTTGGATGCCATCCATTACTGCAAAGAATGCAATCCCGTCTTTACCTAAAGGCCCGTGTTTTATCAAAGTTTTAAGAATTGCCTCAGAGTGTGCTTTGGCAAGTTCTTTTGCGTCATCGGCAGCTTCCCAGCTAGTTACTGGGTCTGTATTTCTAGCGCGGTAATATTCCATGATTTCTCCTTAAAATGGTACGTCAAAGTTATCTTTAGGGAAGCCGTCATCTTTTGGCTTTGGCTCATTGATGTACGCCCATCCGTCCCAGCCGCCAGCGACTAGGGGCACGTTGTCAATCTTTAGCATATCGCCAGACCTAGTTTCAATGATTGACCCAATGCGCGAATAGCGGTTTTTTTCTACGCCTTGGGAATTTTTGTATTTGCCGCTGATTACGGAAATTTCTTTTTTGATCTTAGACATGGTTAACCTTTCAATGATTCTGCGTGTTTCTTAATGCTTGCGCGGGTTTTGCTATCAAGCATGGCCCACAAAGCGGTCTTTTCTTCTATATCCGTAATGCCCTGGTATTCCTCCACAGCACCAACTAGATCATTTGCGCTCATGCGTTCGTTTATGGCTGCGGCTACGTCTGCAAGGATTGACAAACGATTTTGCGGCACAAGGTCAGTTTTAGTGGCTGACACTTTAGGCGCTTGCCTAGATGCTGCATTACCGTCATCATCTTCCGGCGCAATGCCGCAAGCCGCCATCAATGAATAACGCCTGGCGTAAGTAAGCGCCGAGCCATAACCCTGCGGGTCTTGCTTGGCAGCAGGGACGTGCAGCTTGCCGCATTCCAGCATCTCGCCTGATTCGTGGACAAAGACTGTTTCCACAGTCACGCCTGTATCGTCCTGGCTAGTGCGCTGGATAAGTGCTATTCCTGCGGCATTTAAGCTATCTACAACCGCCTCCACGCAACCGGCAAGGTCAACGTACTTGCTGCGGAAATGCGGGTTTGTAGACGTTTTTAACGCTGGTGCAAAGCCGCGCTGGGCCTTGACTAATGCTGATGCAATGTTTTTCATAAATCACCTCCAAAATCTATTCCACATTTTTCACAAGTAAAGTACCAAATCACCGCTATGTCGTCATAAGTGTGGCGAGTAAGGTCGCCGCAATCATTGCCGCATTCTGGGCATTCGTAATCTTCACGCTTTTTTAAGTTGTTCACTAAGCCATTTGATTCGTTCATCTCTGTACTCCAGTTGTTGGCATAAAAACCATACGTATATTTCAAGAAATCCTGCTGGCTCTGCTTTGGTATTGCAGAACTCAATAATTTCCTCTGCGTTGTTGCTTGTAATCATGCGGCCCACCCGTACACAAGTACCCAGGCCAAAGATATGCCGATAAAAAAGGCAAGTGTGATGTCTGCTAATTTATTCATCATGGCTTCCAAATTGTTGAATTGATGTCCACAGGTTGTCGCTAACGTCATCTAGGTTGTCGGACAAGCCGGTGTGGATGTCAGGAAAGTTTTTTACTAACGACCAATTCATGTCGTTTAGCAACTTTGCCATTTCAATGGGGGGAATGAAACCGCGCGTTAGTGCTTCGCGGAACTCTGCTAGTAGAACGTGTATGTCTCGCATTTACTTACTCCTAAAAAGACCCGTTAGGGCAAAAGATGGGGCCGTAGCCCCGTTGGGTTACTGGTAAGACAAACCTTGAAACTCAAACGATTCTGCAAGTTCTGGCGCAGCAGACTTGCGAACGTTGATAGAAATACAAGCAAAGCCATAACGCTCTGCAAGGTACTCCAAAGCGTCTGGAGTGTTAGCCACAACCGTAATGGTGGTAGCGTTAAAGTCTGAGGGAGCGAAAGTGAAATCGGTCATAAGACCTCCTAAAAAGACCGCTACGAAATGTTGCGGCATGGGTAGACTTTATCACAAATGTGAAGTCCTGCAAGTCTTTTTTTACAATTATTTTTATAGGTTTTGTTTTTTTAATAGGTTTTTTCTATAACTCTATCGGTTCACAAATGTGATATAATGCGGGGATGGACATCTTAGAAATAGCAATCAAAGCAGCGGGAGGCACGGGTCGCTTGGCCTACATCCTGGACGTAAAGCAGAACGTAGTTAGCAACTGGCGGCAGCGTGGAGTGCCTAAAAGTTGGGAACAGGTGCTGAAGTACAAGTTCAAAAAACAGATTGCAGAAGCTGGGAAAGTGGTATAAAGTTAGGGCACGGCTACCTTTAGCGGGGGAAAAGACGATTTATCACCGTCCTGCCGATGCATCTTTTTAGTGATAACAACCGTGATAAAGGTTAACACCATGCATTACTACCAATTTAACATTGGTGACTATCAATCCCATACCGCGCACCTTGAGCCGTTAGAAGATTTGGCCTACCGCCGAATGCTTGATTGGTGCTATCTCCACGAAAAGCCTTTGCCTTTTGAGGCCAATGAAATAGCCAGAATTATTCGATTGCGTGACCACGCCTCTACAGTTCGGGACGTTTTAATTGAATTTTTTAACCGATATGGTGAAGGTTGGGTCTGTGACCGAGTGCTTGAAGAAATTGAACATTACAAAGCAAAAATTGAACAAGCGTCAAAGGCTGGAAAAGCATCCGCTGAACGCAGGAGCAACGCCCGTTCAACGGACGTTCAACCAACCAATAACCAAGAACCAATAACCAATAACCATAAACCAATAAAGAATACAGTCGCCCCGCCTGTCGGCGTGACGGAATCAGTTTGGCAGGATTGGTTAAGTTTGCGAAAGACAAAAAAAGCAGCCGTAACGCAGACCGCCATTGATGGCATAGCACGGGAAGCTAGCAAAGCAGGGGTAAGCCTACAAGTCGCCCTAGAAACCTGTTGTGCAAGGGGCTGGACAGGGTTTAAGGCTGACTGGCTGAAAGACAAAGGCGAACAGAAATCCTTTGCCGAGAAGGACTACGATTTCAAACGCGCTCGATGGGAAGCAATGACCGGCAGAACGCAAGGGCAGGAAATGAAACCATTTTTGGAGTTAGAAGATGACACAACCCATTGATCGCCTCTTTGAACGCCTGTCCATGACCTACGGCATTGCGTGGGACAATTCGCTAGGGTCAGCGCCATTGAACGAAATCAAATCACATTGGATGCATGAACTATCGGGATTTTTGAAAAGCAAGGAATCCATGATGTCTATTTCTTGGGCGCTTGACCATCTTCCCGAAAGGCCGCCAAACTTGGTGCAGTTCAAAAACTTGTGTTTCCAAGCGCCAGCGGTGGAAAAACCGCAATTGCCTAGCCCACCGGCTGACCCCAAACGTGTAAAGCAAGAATTGGCAAAACTAACGCCGTTTAGGATGGGGCCAGGTGTAGACCCAAAGGCTTGGGCGCACAAAATTTTGAATGAATATGCTGATGGCGTTAAAAGGCCGGTGGCGGTTGTTCAGATGGCGCGTGATGCGTTGAGGACACAAGAATGGAGCAATTAAATGAGTTGGCTCTTTTCGCAGGCGCTGGTGGAGGAATACTTGGAGGGAAACTCCTTGGATGGCGAACAGTCTGCGCCGTTGAGTGGGAGCCATACCCAGCAAGCGTATTGTGCGCCCGACAAAATGACGGACTTCTCCCGCCTTTCCCGATTTGGGATGACGTACAAACCTTTGACGGACATCCCTGGCGAGGAATTGTTGACGTTGTATCTGGCGGATTCCCATGCCAAGACATCAGTGCAGCAGGAAAAGGCGCAGGAATTGACGGAGAACGAAGCGGAATG